ATTTTCGACCTGGCCGGCGCCCTTTGCCTCGACCTGGGCGGAGCGATCGCCGAAAAGCGCGCGTTCAACGCCGTTCGCGAGGATCACAAGCCGGAAGCTCGCGCCGCCGCGGGCGGGAAGGCTTACTAATGCGCGGCGCTATCGCTTCGCTCCTGGCCGCCTCCGCGCCGTCGCCGTCGTCGCTCCTGTTGCCGGGCGCTCCGAAGGTCTATCTAGCCGGGCCGATTAGCGGCCTGAATTACGACGGCGCGACGAAATGGCGCGACGACGCAATCGCCGTGCTCGCCGACGCGGGGATCAAAGGCCTTAGCCCGATGCGGGCAAAGGAATATCTCGCCGGCGAGGAAGACCTCGACAAGAATTGCGAGCGCTACGGCGCCCTCAACGTCATGTCGTCGCCGCGCGGGATCACAACGCGGGATCGCTTCGACGCGACCAGGTGCGACGTGCTCTTCGTCAACCTCCTGAACGCCGATCGCGTCTCGATCGGGACCATGTTTGAGATTGCATGGGCCGACGCCGAGCGGATTCCGGTCGTTTGCGTAATGGAGCCCGGCAACGTGCACGAACACGCCATGTTGTCGGAAATGATCGGCTGTCGTGTTTCGACGGTCGAGGAAGGCCTCGCGATCGTGACGGCGTTCCTCGCGTGAACCGTCCTGGCGCCGCTCTCCGCCGCCGGCCGGGCAAGCTCAATTTCGGGCACGACCGGCCGCGCGGCGACGTCTCGACCGTCGCGAACGACGACGAAGACGAAAACAAGTGCCGCGACTGCGGCGGAGAGGGCGTCGACGCTCACGGGTTTGATTGCACGACCTGTTTCGGAACGGGGAAAATCGAAGATGATGAATAACGCCGCCGCCGGCGAAAAGCCGGCGATTTCCTACACGATCGCCGAAGCCGTGAAGGCGACCGGGATCGGCCGGAGCTCCCTTTATGAGGCGATCAAGGCCGGCGAGCTCGCCGCTAAGAAACGCGGCGCGCAAACCTTGATCAAGGCCGAAGAGCTCGCGCGCTATGTCGACGCCCTTCCCGACGCGCGGGAGCCCGCATAATGGCCGCCTCCTACACAAGCGATATGGGCCAGGCCGGCCAGGATTACCTAGACGAGCTTTGCCGCGGTCGCGACGGGAGCTTCGTCGTCGGGCCGGTTTGGCTTCCCGGCACTTTCCGTTGGGAAGAGCTCTTCGACCGCATGCTCGCCGCCGGCGGTCTTGAGGCCGTCCGCGCCGGCCGCGTCGAGGAATTGCTCCGCGCCAACAATGCCGACGTCGAGCGCCGGCGGACGCTGGCGATCGCCGCTCACAACCTCCGCTCACGCCAGCGCGACTATCTCGCGAACCGCACGGAAGCAAACGGCCGGCTAGTCGGCGAAGCCGCCGCCGAGCTCGACGTCGCTCTTGAGGCGACCTGGGCGCCGCCGGGACTCTTCGACGCAGCCTTGGCGCTTTACCTGGCCGGGCGTTGGCAATGTCGGGAGCTCCCGCCGATCGAGCAAGCCCGGCTATGGGAAGAGCTTCGCGACGCTCTCGGCTTGCTTCCCGGCACGGCGACGGCTTGCGAGGTCGGCGCGACGAACCTTTGCCCGTATTGCGCGGACAAGCCGGCGTGTGAGTGCGAGCCGCCGCTTCCCTTCGGCGACCGGCCGGGAGCGGAATTGTGAGCGCCGCTCCGCCCGCATGCGCCGGCTTCTTCCGCCTGGGAGCGCGCGCGATGCAGGACGCGATTATTGAGCGGATCAGGGGCGTCTCCGGCGAATTCTTTGCGCTCACGGCCGCGAACGTGCCGCTTCCGGAAATGCCGGAGCTCCCGCGGCCGGCGCCGTCGCTCGATTTCAAATGGTGGGCCAGCGAAAACGAAGAATGGTATTCTGTCGGCCCCTGCGCGACGCGCGAAGAGGCGATCGCCGAAGCCCGCTCGCGCTATGGCGCCGACGTTCGCCTGTATGTCGTCGAGGGCGCGCCGCAAGCGCTACAGCCGCCGACGGCCGAAGAGGTGATCCTCGCCTATTTGGAAGGCTCCGCTCAAGACGGCTTCGACGCCGAGCACCGGGAATGCGACCGCGAAGGCGGAACCGACCAGGTCAAAGCTGCCGACGAAGAGCTTCAAGAACTCCTGAACGGCTGGCATTCGCGCTGGCGCCATACGTTTTCGACGCCGAACCTATTCGCTCAAATCCGTAGCGAAGAGGTGATCGAGCCGGAGCTCGCGGCGTGAACCGGCCCGCCGTGAGGCGCCGCGCCTGGGCGCTCGCGATCACGCACATTCCGTTTTTCGAGCTCACTTTCCGCCCGATCCGTGACGCGATCCTCGCCGCGATCGAGCAAGCCCTTTCCGAAAGCCCGCCAAAGGACGCCTCGCATGATAGTTGAATTTCGCCGCGCCCCGATCCAGGTCGTCGAGGTCGTCGACCGCTTCGCGCATGCCGACGGGAGCCGTGAATGCCGGCCGGTCGCGCCGGAATATAAGGCGGCCGTCGTCGACGCCGTCTTCGCCGCCGCGATCGCCGATCCGGAGCCCTCCTATATGTATGCCGGCTCCCTGGCCGATGAAGCTCCGGCCGACCTGGTCACGATCGACCTTCGCGAGGTGCACGGCGAGTTTTCGATCGGCGGCGAGCTCTGGCCGTGCCTGTCGAAGCTTATCGAAGAAACCGGCGAGCTCGGCCAGGTCGCCGGGAAAATCATCGGCGCCGAAGGTGCGACGATCCATTTCGACGGGAGCGACCTCCGCGAGCGTATGGTCGAGGAAATGGCCGACGTGCTCGCCGCGATTGACGTCGTGATCGAGCTCAACGGCCTCCCGATCGGCGACGTGCAACGCCGCCGCTATTACAAGCGCGAGCTTTTCCGCGGCTGGCATGCCGACGGGATCGCGAAGCGCCAGGCGGAGGTGATCGCGTGAGCCGGCGCCTCCTGATAGCCGCCGCCGTCGCCTATGCGGCCGGCGCGGTCGCGACCTTCGGCCAGGCCGCCGCCGGCGCGGAGCCCGCGCACAATCAGCTTCAACGGGAATGCGTCGAGAGCCGGTCGACGGTCGTATGCCTTCGCGCGGAAGACGACGTTCCGCCCGCCATTATCGGCATGGCCGCCGCCCTCGCCTGGCCGCTGTATTGGTCATGGGAGCTTGCTGAATGAGCGCCGAAGCCGTCCGCGCGGAGCCGCCGCATCGGCCCGACGACCTTGCGCTCCGGATCGTGGTCGGAGTCCTAGGTTTGCTCCTGGTCGGAGTCCTTCTGTCCGGTTGCACCGTGAACCTGGTCGTGAAGGCGGCCGCCGCAGCGCCGAAAACGCCTCTCGGCGCCGCTCCGCCACCTCCGCCGCCCGCCGGCCCTAATCCGTGCATCACCTTTGATTGCGGACCCCTCACTCCGCGCGTCGACACAAGGAAAATCGCGTAAATGGCAACCGATCCGACAACGGGCCGCCCGAACGGCGATCATGGGAGCGCGGTCGACGCGATCGACTACGCGCTCGACGTTCACGAAGCCGATCCGGCAAATCAGGTCGAATTCCTCCGCGCCTGGCGCGAGGGCGACGCCGCCGAAGAGTGGCCGGACTTTTACGATTTTCTCCGGGAGCGCGGCGCATGATCGAGCTCCCGATCCTCAACCTCTTCGGTTGGCTTGGCTTCGCCGGCCTCATGGCCTTTTACTGGATGATCGGCACGGGCCGGCCGGCCGCGGCTTACCTGGCGAGCACCTTCGGCGCCGCCGCGTTCCTGGTCGTCGGCGTCGCGTCGCAATTCGGATACGCCGCGCACCTTCCCTCCCTCTGGATCATGGAGTCTTGCGTGATCGCGCTCAACGTGCGCGCGCTCGTGAAGCTTCGCGCGGAGGGCCGGCCGTGAGCGGCGGCGATTTCCACCGGCGCGCCTTTTGCGCGTGCGGCTGGCATGCCGAATGCGCTTTCGGCAAGCTCGCGCACCTCACTTATCGCGGCGCCTTCATTCAGGTTTGCCCCGAATGCGGCGCCCCGAAAGACGAAATGACGGTTCGCACCGCGCGCTGGCATGAAGGCGCCTGGCGCGACCGGGAGGGCGTTCCCTTCGATCCGCGCACGGCGCCGGTTCCGCTGGCGCCGCCGAAGCCCTGCTATTTGTGCGCGTTCATCGTCGCCCTAGTGGCAGTCGTCGCGGCCGCTCTAATAATCGCGGCGACCTCGTGAGCGGCTTCGCCTCCGCCGGCGGTTTCGCCATGCCGTGCGCGCCGGCGAAGCCCGCGCTCCCGGTCTTCGTCTTCGGCTCCAATCTGGCCGGCCGGCACGGCAAGGGCGCCGCGCTATACGCCCGCCACCGCCGCGGCGCCATTTACGGCCAGGGCGAAGGCTTGCAGGGCGATAGCTACGCGATCCCGACGAAAGACGCTTCGCTCCGGACGCTTCCGCTGCATACGATCGCGACCTATGTCGACCGCTTCCTCGATTTCGCGCGCGTCCGGCCGGAGCTCACTTTCGAGGTGACGGCGATCGGCTGCGGCCTTGCCGGTTACTCGCCGGCCGATATTGCGCCGCTCTTCGTGCGCGCGCCGATGAACTGCATCTTGCCGGCGGAGTTTCAGCCGATCGTCGACCGGCTCAAGGCCGCGCCCTAAGCCGCTAGGGCGGTCGCCTCCGGCTTCCCGGCGACAAAGACGCCCCACTCTTCCATGAGCTCCCTGCGCTTCGCCAGGGCCGTTCCGCGGCGGTATGCGCGCTCGACCTCGCTTCCGACCTGGTGAGCTAGGGCCATTTCGACGATATCGCGCGCGTAATCGGTTTCGTCGCCGGCCCAATCGCGGAACGTCGAGCGGAAGCCGTGCACCGTATATTCGTCGCATTCCATGCGGCGGAGCGTCATTTCCATTGCCATGTTGCTAAGGGCTTCGCCGCGCTTGTTCGGGAAGACAGGGGCGGCCGGCTTCGTGCCGAACAACGCCATTGCGCGAAGCACGGCGAGAGCCGGCTCCGAAAGCGGGACAACGTGCTCGACGCCCATTTTCATGCGTTCGGCCGGAACGGTCCACGTCTTCGCGTCGAGGTCGATTTCCGACCAGGTCGCCTTAAGCGTCTCCGTCGTGCGCGCGGCGGTGAGGATCGTAAACTCAAGCGCCCGCGCGGCCGTGCTAACCCGGCTATGGAGCCCGCGCACGAAATCCGGAACCTGGGCGTAGGGCATAGCGGGATGATGCCGGACGCCGGTCCCGCGCTTCTTTTGCGGGAGGATTAGCTCAAGGTGGCCGCGCCACCTGGCCGGGTTGTCGCCGGCGCGATGCCCGCGGACCTTCGCGGAATCGAGCACCTTTTCGATCCGGCCGCGGAGCCTGGCCGCCGTCTCGCGCTTGTCGGCCCATATCGGCCGGAGCACGTCGACGACGTCGGCCGTCTCGATCGAGGCGACGGGCCGATCCCAAATCGCCGCGCAATAGTGCGTGAGCGTTTGCTTCCATTGCCAGCGATGCTTTTCGTTCTTCCAGCCCGGTTCCAGGTCCGCGATCAGCGACGTTGCGACGTCGCCGAAGCTCGGATTGCCCTCCGGAATCTCGCGGACCTCAAGAGGGTCTTTGCCGTCGAGTAGCAGCGCGCGCATTTCGTCGCGCTTGGCGCGGGCGTCGGCGAGGGAGCGGTCGCGAAGCGCGCCTAGTCCCTTCTGGCGGCGACGGCCGCGGATCATGTAGATGAACGTCCAGGATTTCGTTCCCGTCGGGCTCACTTGCAGATAGAGCCCGTCGCCGTCCGCATAGAGCCCGCGGTCCGTCACGGTCGAGACGAACCGGGCGGACAGGCTGTTGCGCCTCACTGTCATTTCGCTGTCTCCGATAATGCCGGATTCGACCTTGCTTTAGGGTCGTTCGGAGGTCAACCCTAAAGGCTACATAATTCTAGCGTCGGATTATCCCGGACGGCTCCGGATGCCAACGGACGTCCGTTTAAGGTCTTTGGTCGGGATCAACGGAGAAAATGGCGGAAATCCGTTGGTGTTTGGTGGAGAGGGCTTCCGTCGAACTTTGTCTAGGGAAAACCTTCCGAAAATGCCCTCAACCCTAAATTCAACCCTAAACATGATCGGCGCTCGAAATCATGTGCCGGCCGGGGCGTCGCCACCTTAGCGGAGCGCTCGATCGAGCGCAAAAAGAAAGACGCCCGCCGGTCCAGGGGAGGGGAACCGACGGGCGCCTAACTTGCCTGTGACGATCGGGGGCGTGATCGTGTGACCAGGCGCAAATTCTGGCGCATTACGCACCGGAGCTCACTCGGATCACCTCCCTTCGTCTGACCTCGCCGACGGTGGACGCCGACTCGATGTAACGGATATGATACGGATTAACGGACGAGTCAACGGACAAAAGAAAAGGGGCGCCTAGCCGACGGCCGGGCGCCCCTCCCTGTTTAGTGCCGGCCTAACCAACCTTCCGGCAAGTCTCGCAAATGAGGGAGCCGTCGCGCCTTGCGTGCCGAGCCGCGGGCGGCTCCCTCTCGCGGCCGCTGCAGTCGGCCGCCAAACTGTTGCCTCCTAGAGCCCGGTCCCGCGCGTCCAAACCGCCACGGCCGTTGCCCTTGCATCTTTGCTCGACCGGAGGCCCGCCGAGCTCCCCGCGGTTGGTCACGCCCGACCAAGGGCGCCGCGGTTCGATTCTAACTCGTGTGCCGGCGGCGAATCGGTGCGGTTTCGCTTCACGTTCCGCGTCAATTCGCGGCTTCCCTATCGCCGCCGGCCGGCCGATCGACGGGAGTCGGCGGTGAAGCCTTGCCACCGTCGCCGGCGAATCGGTCTTTATGCCGGACGTCCGGCGGAGTCAACGGATCAAGGTGACGGAAGGCGACGGGCGATCGGGCGCCAATGCGTGAGGTCGAGCAAGAGGTTCGCGCCGCGATCCGTCCAACGGTCGACGTAGTCGCCGCGCGCCCAATAGCGGGCCAGGATGCGCCGGCCGTCGCTCGTGAGCCCTTCGACCTCGACGTCGATCCCAGGCTCTAGCGGTGCGTCTTCGATCGGAATCCAGCCGTCGGCGCGGAGCTCGGCGTCGATGTTGCTTAGACTGCAGAAGGCGAGGCAAGCGCTCCCGCCGCACCATTTCAAGCACGAGCGGAATGGCCGGAGGTCGAGCCCGTCGCGGATCACCGCCGCCGCCTCCGCCGACGCACGCGCACGAGCGCCTTCCGCTCGCCGCAATCGCACGACACGCGGACAAGCCGAGAGACGGCTCCGCTCCATAGGATAACGCGGCGCTTAAGCTCGTGCCCGCGAAGGGCGCACAAGCGCCCGCGGATCACGCGACGAAGGCCCGCCGCCGTTGCGGCTCGTAAACCGGCGCCTTGCCCTCGCGCGCCAGGGCGTCGCGGATCACGTCGCGGACGCGCTGGATCGGGAGCACATGCCGGCCGATTTCGCCATAGGTCCGCGAGCGGAGCACGGCCGTAATCGACTGCCGGCTCCGATAGCCGCCGTCGTGCGCCCATTTGTCGAGCGGCGCGAGCGTGTTGAAACTTTCCAGGATCACGCCGGAATGCTCCGCGGAGCGCTTCCCGTGGTGAACGTGGCCGCTGTCGATATAGCGATATTCCGTCTCGCCCCAATCGACCGAAAAATCCGTGCTCATGACGTCGACCAGGCGCGCCGGCGGGCACTTGTCGCCGTGGTGCGTCATGACGAACGTCTTCCCCATGCGATAGCCGATGAACGGCGAGCCGTTGTTGAGGACGTTGACGCGGCCGGTCGCGCCGTAGGCGGCCCGCAAGAGCACGGCGGCCCAAATGTCGTTAGTGCGCGAGTGGTTGCCCTGATTGATGATCACGTCGACGGTGTTCGCGTGCTCTAGCGCCTTGTCGACGATGAACCGGAGCACGCGGGCGTAAACCTCGATCATCTTCGGGAAGCGGCAATCGAAATCGAGCTTGTTGCCGCTGGCCTCCGTCTCGCCGCGCATATTCTCGTAATGGGTGAAATCGCCGAGGTCGTTCACGACGATGCGGTCGTAATGCCCGACCTGGTCAAACAAGACCTCGATCGCCGCGCAAAGCTCGCGCTCGCCTATCTTGAGGTCGAAATTGGCGCCCGTTTCGGCTTCGTGCGCGAGCATTCCGAGGTGCGCGTCGCCGATTTCGATCCAGGGAATGACGTCCGTGTCCCGGCCCGGCAGGGGCGGCGCCGGGAGGATCGGCTTCACGACCTCGCCGAGGTAGGCGTCGATCCCGGCCTTGATAGCCGCCTGATATTCGGCGTCGTCGAGCCTGGTCTTAACCCATTGCTGAGTCGGCTTGCGATCGCGGTCGTAATAGGTCGAGTGTCCGCGGGCCACGAAAGGCGCGGGAATGATCGCGTGCAAATCGTGATCGGGCGAATATCCGTGCGCCGCCGCGATCACCTTCACGCGGCGGATCGCGTCGCAAATGTTTGACTTGCTGGCGAGCCCCAAGGCGGTCGCCGCTTTGCCCGCGGAGCCGTGAAGGTTCACGGCGTCGATCATTTCGGCCTGGCGGTCGGTCGCCCATTCCTTGAGCTTGGGATCGACTTTGAATTCGTCGCTCATATTGTCTCCGGCGATCGTTGATCTTGCCGGAGAGTGTGCGGCGCTTGCGCCTGGCCGTCGGGGTCGGTTCGCCGCCCTTAGCTGCGGCTTGGGCGGCGTTCGAATAGCCTATCGAGGCGATCGCCGAGCCGGGATATTGCGTCGATCAACCGCGCCTCGACTTGCTCGATCGTCGAATTCCCGACGTAATTCGCAGCGACGTGCACCTTGAATTCGGCGAGCTCCGCCTTGACGGCGGCGAGCTCCGCTTCGACGGCTTTGATCCGATCGGCCGCGTTTTCGCCCTTGGCGATCCGCAAGACCCAACCGGCATACACGCCGGCGGCGGTGAGCAAGAGCGTGAGGCCGCCGAAGACGGCCAGCAAGACGGACGGATCGAGGTTCACTTTACGGACCCTCCGCAACCGACGACGGCGCCCTCAAGCACCTTTTCGCGCGCCTTGCGTTGCTCCCGGCCGACCAGGAGCGCCTTGACCTGGTCGTAAATGCTCCCGGCCAGGTCGAGCGCGTCGTCGGCATAGGACGGCGCCGGGCCGACGTTGGCCTTGCACGGCACGGGCACGGGAACCTTCACCTCGACCGTTTCGACCTTCGGCTCCGGCCGCGGCGTATGCGCGCAAGCGGCCAGGCCCAGGGCGGCGATCGCTATCAGCGCGCAACGCATTACTTAGCCTCCGTTGAGTAAACCGACTGAATGAGCGCTTCGGCCGACGCGCAAAGGTCGTTCGGCTGCGAAGGCTTGGCCGCTGCGATCGAAGCCGCGCGCTCGCGATAGACCGCCGCGTCGCGCTCCGCTTCCGCCTTCGCCTGGCCGGCTTTCGCGGCCGCGAGCTCCGCCGCCGTCTTGAGGCTGTCCACGCCGGCGTTTTGAACCGCGATCCCGGCCTTGAGCGTCGCGTTGTTCCCGCGGAGCGTCGCGTTGTCGACGGTGAGGCGCGTCACCTCCGCTTGCGCGTCGGAGAGCGCCGAATTCGCGCTATGGAGCTTCCAGCCGAGCACGCCGCTTCCGATGATCGAGGCGAGCAAGGCGGCGCCCAGGATCGGCCCGGCGAGCCGAGACGTGATCATTTTGACGAATATCGCGAGCACGGTTCAGATTCCCTTGAGGCAATAGTTGTCGCGCTCGCGGAGGCGGCGCGCGTGAAGGGCGGGAAGGTGGCGTCCGCCGGCCTTGTCGTAGAGCGGAAAGCGGTTGCACGCGCCGACGTAGTCGTGAGCGTTGAATTTGCGGGCGATGCTCGACCGGCAAAACGTCGGCCAGCCGATGTTGTGCGCCAGGAGCGCGCTCGCGACCTTCGGCCCGTCGTGCCCTTCCAGGCCCGGCGTGCACGCCATGACGTGCGAAGCCGAGTCCGCGAGCTCCGCCTCAAGCATCGCGTCGCATTGCGCCTCCGTGAAGCGCTCGCCGAGCTTGATCGGCTTCCCGTTTTGATCGCGCGTGAGGCCGTCGCACGCCGTCGCGACGCCGATCACGTCGAGGTAGGCGTTGAGGTATTGGCGGCCGCGGACGTGCGTTAGCTGAACGTGGCCGTCGGCGGTCGCGTGAGCCGTCACGGTGCGGCCGCTTTCCTCGCGAGGAACCGCCGTCATGAGCATGAGAGCGGCCGACGTGCCGAGCACGCCGATCAGCGTCTTTTTCGGCTTACTTGCCATTGTCCGAAGCCGCAATCGAGGCCGGGTGATCCGGCTGCGCGAGCATGCGAGCGGCGATCCCGATCGCTATGAGCACGAAGCCGATCGCCGCCGGCAACTTGCTCCGCATTTCCGGCGGAAGGCCGTTCAAAACCGGGAGCGCGGCCTCATTGATCGTCGCGAGATAGGTCGCGAGGAGGCTCGTGGCGATATGCACGCGGACGGAGTGCAATCCGAGCGCTTGGCGGAGGTTCATTACGAATTTCGGGCGCTTACTCATGGGCGGAAACATGCCGTTTTCAAGCGGCCCTGGCGGGACTGTTCCGGTAGCTTTTGAAAGGGGTTGGCGAGGGCCGGAGCCGCTAATCGCGGTGCGGTAATGGTCTAGGCTGTGCCGCTGCCGGCTGGCCCTCGCGCCGCCTTTTGATGGACGCCTTCGGCCGGTTCGGGGAGGCGTGTTGAGTGACCTGTCGAAAATGTGTTAGGCGCGCTCTCGTGAATCGTGGCGTTAAAGTTTGTGCCGGCGTAGCGGCGCTAGTCTTGTTGGGCGCTGGCGTGTGGCATATCGACAAGCCTTCGCCGGCGGAGCTCCGCGCGCAAATTATTCGTGACGCGCCGCGCGCGCCGAAGGGCGGCGTCCTGCTAATCGGAGATAGCATCACGGAGGCGGAGCACATTGAGAGCCTTTGCGGGCTCCCGGTGTTCAATGCCGGGATCGCAGGAACGACGGTCGAGGATTGGGCGAAGCTCGCGCCCTACCTTGTTCGTGAGCTTCAACCGAAAATCGTCGTCTATGCACTTGGCGCGAACAATGCGGCTACACAACGCCCGTTTGAGGTGTCGACGTGGAGCGCCCGCTATCGAACTCTCCGGGCGCCAGGCTCCTACGTCATGGGCGTTTGGCCGATCGAGCCGGAGAAGAATCCGGCATTTTCGGCGCAGCGCGTGGCGGAAATGAACGCGGAGCTTGTCGGCGAGCCCGGCTATATCAAGCCTCCGTCCAGCCCTATGACTTGGGACGGCGTGCACCTCACTTGGGCGGGTCGGAGCAAATGGGCGGAAACGCTCCGCTCTATTTGTCCGACTCAGTGACGGCCGCTTCGGCCTCCGCCGCTTCGACCGCTTCGGCCGCCGCCTCCGCTTCCGCCCTGGCCGCGGCGGCGGCCTCAAGGCAATCGGCGCAATCCGCCTCCGACTCCTCGTAAGTCATGGGAATGTGCGAAGCGTCTAGGCCGCAATAGGCCGTGTGATAGTCACGGTGAAGGTGCCGGGCGTCCATTAGGCGTTGACTCCCTTGAAGACGGTAAAGTTGAAGACGAGCGCTTCCGAGAGCGAGCCGCCGCTCCGATTCTCGATCGTGACGGTGAACGAGCCGGCCGCCACCTTTTCGATCCGGTAGCTATACGTTCCCATTGTCGCCTGGCCGCTTTGGAGGTTCAGGAGAATCGTATCCGTCGACGCGACGTTGGAATTGTTGACTTGGAAAATAGCGGTCGCGCCGGCCGCAATGGGATCGGCCGTCGTCGTGAATTGCCCGCATACCTTGTTGAGGGTGACGGCGGTCGTTTTGCTCGTGACTTGGGTAACGGTCCCGCCGGCTCCGGTCGCATATCCGAGAGCGCCGCCGGCCGACGTAAGCGCGCCCTGGAAGCGCGCGTCCTTGGTCCCGGTCGGGTTGCCCATGACAAGCGAGGCGCCGCCGTTGAAAAGCGCGACGTCGTAGGTCGTGCCCTTCCCTTGCAGGACGGCGCCGTAAAGGCTGTTATACAGCCACTTGGCGCTCGCCGCGATCGAGCCGACGGCGACGTTCGTCGTGCTCGACAGCGATCCGCTAATCGTGATGTTGCCGGCCGGGATTCCGCCTTGCGGGACATTGAAGATAACCCAGGAGGTCGGCCCGGTGTTGACGATCGCGAAATTCGTCGGCCCGCTGAACGTGCCGCCCGCATAGACAAGATTGGCAAAGGCGCCGTTGATGGAATTTGTGACCGTAAGGGTAACGGTCCCGGAAGCCGTAGCGTTTGCCGAGAGGGTGATTTGCGTTGCGCTGTTTACGGCCGAAATGGTCGTGCTCGCCGGAATGCCGGCGCCCGTAATAGGCATGCCGGCGATCAGGCCGGAGGTTGACGCCATTGTAACGACGGCGGAGCCGTTGGTCGTAGTGCAACTCGCGTAAGCCGTGGTCGGAACCGTGAACGTGACGGCGCCGGCAATCGCCCCGTTCGTGCCGCGTCCGACAACAACAACTTGCGCGGCGTCGTAAGCGTATTGCGCCTTGAGATTGACGTCCGGCGCCACAAGCGAAAACGTGGCCGTATCGACGACGCTGTTCGTGTAAAAGACCTTGCCGCGGAACATGGCCGGCTGATTGAAATCCAACTGCTCGTTTGCCGAGAGCACGAAGCGCTTCGTGCGGAAATGCCAGCCTTGGTCCGCTCCGTTCGTAATGCCCGCGTAGGCCTCCGCGACATACGCTTCGCCGCCCGACGGGTTGGATAGAGGCGTGCAAGTGTCGACGTCCTTCGCCGCGGGCGTTGTCGCCGGCGCCGGCCCTGTAACAACGGCGGTCGCGGAAAGGGTGACTTTGACCTGGTTGAAGGTGTTCCCTTCGCAATAGCGCATTCCAATGTTGGCGCCCCACATGACTGAAGAGGGCGACGCGCCGATCCGAATGTTTGAGCCGCAAGCCTCCGAGTGGACGATCCCGCCGGCGATCCCATAGAGGCACGAAAGCTCAAGCGCGCAGCCGCCGGCAACGCACGAGATTTGCTCGAATGTGTCGATGTTGCTGTCGGTGCCGCGGCAAACGAGCGCGCCGCCATAGTGATATTTCAGCGTCCCGGCCGGCAACAGCGCGGTCATGACTTGCGGATAGACGCGAAGAGTCTTGGTGGCCGGGTCGATATAGTTGACGAAGTGAGGCCGCCCGTTGATTTCGACTAGGATTTGGCGATCCGGGACGTTCGCGGTGTTGGATTGCACATAGGCGATCGGCAAAGTGTCGACCGTGAATTGCGTATATTGAGCAACGCTCCCGTAGCCGCCCGATTGGGTCGCGCCGGACCAATTCGCCGAAAGGCTCCGCGAGGCCAGCGCGGCGCCCGATCCGACGCGCTTCGTTTCGATGCGGCCCCAATGGACGCTATCGTTTGACGACTTTTCGCTCTCGATTGCCGCGTAGCCGAAGCCCTCGATCATCCAATGGTCGAACTTGAACGCGCTAATGTTGTTGCCCCAAACGGCGGTGTCGCACGTCCAGGCCGTATATGCGTCGGAGGTGTAGCCGGTGCCGCGGAGGTGGAGCCGTCCGGTAAATTTGCCGTTGTTGGCGTCCTGAATAGTGAGCAAGCGAGAGATTGGCGCCTTTGCGGTGATCCGCGTGTTGCTCCAATCAATCTCAAGCGTGCCGACGCCGAAGGTGCCAGGGTCCAAAATGAGCCCCGACGAGACGCCATAAAGGCCCGCGGCAACGTGCTTGTAATTCCGGTTTACCGCGGCGAAGGCGAGCCATGCGTTAAGGGCCGGAGCGTCGTCGGCGATTTCGTCGCCAACCGTGCCGAACATGGCCGGATGCGTGTAATAGGTGCGCCGGACCCAGGCGCCCGACGCGCCGGTTGCGTCCGTGCTCTTTGCAACAAAGATGCCCTTATTCGGATCGCTGGCAACTTGGGTCGAAAGGTTGGTTCCCTTCAAATCCCACATGAAGCCGTCGAAATAGACGGTAGCGGTCGCCGTGTGCGCGGCCAGTGTCGCGCGATCGGGAACCGTGAGCGGGAACTCCGTGATATTGTGAGTCGCGACCGAGCCGAGGCCGAGCGCCGTCACGGCGGCCGAAATCAGCGCGCCGATCTTCGACGCCGAGCGGGTTTTCGTCGTGGCGCCGGGATCGGTATCCGCGATCGCGTCGTCAATGATCGGAACGGACGCCGCGGCCGCGATCGCATCGTCGCGCGCCGCTTCGGCGCCAGCTTGCGCCGCTTCGGCGGCGGTTTGCGCTGCGGCGGCGGCCGCGGCGTTGTCCAGCACGTCGGCAACCCATTCCGCCTCCGTGCCGGCATATCCGTGAGCGACGGCGAGCTCATAGGCGCTCTTGCCGACCATGCTCACGCCGAGCGGCCAGTTGCCTCCGGCCTTCGGACCGTAAACGACCGGCTCCGCGGGATTCGTATGGTCGATATAAAAATCGCCGTCCGCGCCAAGCGCCGCAACGGGCGGCGCGGTCCCGTTCAGGATCGTGCGGCCGTCGACGCCGTCGCGTGTCGGCGGCAACTTGCCGGCGAAATAATCGAAAAGCTGTTGAAGCGTCGCCTTGCGGAGTGCGGTCGCGCCCTGGCCGATAGCGGTAACGTCCGCGTCGGCAAGCGCAGTTACCGCCGGAAGCTGCTGAACGGGTTTTGTGGTCGCCATGCGCTAGAGCGTGCCACTCGCGCGCGCGCGCGGAGAGTCCGGTCTAGTCGCCCTCCCCGTCGGGATCGCTCTTCGTCGTTTCGAGCGAAACGCTTGTCGTGTAGCCGCTCGCGCTGAAATTGTGCGTGACGGTCTTCGCGTAAAACTGGCCGTCGGCGTCCGGATCGAAGCCGTCGAGCACGACGACGCCCTCCGCGAAGAAGGCGGGATTTCCGACGCACTCGATTTGCCCGGTCTTCTGGCCGCGGGTGAGCTCGCCAAGCTGTGCCCTGGCCGCCGCTTCGGCCTCCGCCTGGGTTGCATAGAGGCGCTTGTCCCGGTGCGCCTTCCCGCCCTTGTCGGCCTTGCCGGCGCGCGCTGCCCGGCGCCGGCCCGTGTCGTGGTCGTGCCAGTAGCAAATAACGAGCTCGTGCGCGCCGCGCTCGCCCGCGTTCACTGTCCAGGAGGCGACGTCGACGGGCCGGACGGTGATCGCCGGCTTGCCGATTCCCGACGGAAGCGTCGTGCTCCCCTTCTTCGCAAAAATGATCGTGCCGTTCGCGACCTTGAACGTCGCGCCGTGGCGCTTCGCCAGGCGCGTAAGGAAACCCATATCGGACTCGCCGGTTTGGTCGATATGCTCGACGTAGTGACCGCCGATTTCGCCGTCGATCGCCGTTCCCAGGTCGTGCCGGCCGGCGACCTCCTGAACGATCGAGCTCACCGTCTTTTGATGATAGTAGCGGTGCCGCGTTTCCTTGATCGCCGTCGTGAGCTCCGCCGATCCGGCCGACACGGTGAGGGTGTTCGGAGGCCCATTCTTCGACCAGGAGTCGACGCGGAAACGGCCCATGAGCGCGGGCTCCGGCTCGTATCCCATCCAAACCGTGAATTCCGATCCAGGCTTCGGCGGCGCGAACGGCTCGCGAAGGTCGATCGTGAGCTCGCAGCGGTCGGATTTGATCCCGGCTTCGTCCGTGACCGTGATCGAGACAAGCGGCTTCTTATAGTCCTTGTCGATCAGGCGCGTAGTGATATCGCGCCCGTCGAGGCTAATCCTCGCGGTCGGCGTCGTCATGGCGTCAATCCCAAAGCCGCGTGACGGTCTTCCGCGGGAGCACGACCGGGACCGGGATTTTCACGACCAGGTTAGCCGGGAGGAAATCGCCATAAGCCGCAAGGCCGGGATTCGCGTCAAGAATGCGCTCCGCATGCCCGCTCGACGATCCGAACCGGCGGAAGGCGATAAGGTCGACCTGGTCGCCCTCTTGCGTGCGATAGGTTTCGAAATCAGCCATTGCCGGCAACCTCGACCAGGGCTCCGAAAACCGCTTGCTGGTCGGAGCCCGAAAGCAATTGTGTGACGGCCGACGTCGCTTCGTCATTGCCAGCGATCGCCGCGAGAATGCCGTCGGCCGGAACGGTGCCGGCCGCGTTCGCCTGGGAGATTAGGAGGTTCACGTCGACGCCGGCCGACGCGAGCGCTGCGATCGAGGGCGCCGACGTGAGAGTCGAAAAGGCGCCCGTCACGGCGTTGACGGAGCTCGTGAGCCCTTGAAGCACTCCGCTGGCCTGGCCGACGACCGTCATTCCCGCCGAAAAGGCGCTCGTAAGCGAGGCGATCCCTTCGGCGCTCACCGGGAAGAGGCTCGACAGGCTCGCGGAGCCGGTGATCGCTTTGAACGCGCTCGTATTGAGCGCGGAGGGAAGGTCGAGCCCGATATCGGGGAGGCTTCCGAGGTAATCGTCGAGCGACAGGGAGGGCAGGGACAGCGCGCCGCCGAGGTCGATCGGCGTCGTAGCGCTCGCGTCGAGCGTTTCGCCGCCATAGGCTTGAAGCGTGATATCGAAATTCTGACAACGGAACGCGCCGTTGCTGAAAAAGACGGATTGCCCCTCGCGGACCTCCGTTATCACATACTGGCCCCAAAGCTGGCCGGTCCCGTCGACCAGGTTCAGCGGCTCGCCTTTGTCGGCCTCCGCGCGCATCGCGGCAAGCTGGCCGACGCCGCCGCGGAAGGCTGGATAAATGACGCCGCTCATTGTGATGCAATCTTCGCCTGGCCCGACGAATTGCGACGCGGGGCGCGCGCCGATCCGCTCGACCGTCGGCCAGCGCCAGGAGGTCGTGCGGCTCAAATCCTGATAGGCCGCCGTCGGCAAGCCGAAGCGGTAATCGCCGAGTCCCATCATGACGAAGGAATTGTCGTCGGCCATTGCCTCAATCGTTCAGGTTGTAAGCTTGCGACCGCGCAAGCTTTTCGAGCTCACGACGAACGGCAACCGCGACGGCGTCCGGATCGTGCACGCCGTTAATGTGGATTTCGACCTTGTCGATCGACAAGCCCGATCCGCTGGCCGCGGCGGCTTGCGGGACCATCGCCGACGCGGCGCCGGCGAGCATTGCCGCCGTCTTCGCGTGCGAAAAGATTTGCCCGCTCGCTTGCGCGCGGAAGAGCTCCGGCCCGTGCTCGCCGACCAGGTAGAGCCCGCCGCGCCGAACCGGGCCGCCCGCCGCGCGCGCGCCGGCGAGCCCGCCGCGCGTCGAATTCATCCCGACGTTGCCGCCGAGCGCCGAGACGGAGGGCTTGAGGTTGTTGAGCGCGTTTTTGAATTTCGTCGCGAGGCCGAACGTGAGCTTGTCGGCGATCCACATTCCGATCCCGCCCCAATTGATCGACCGGACCCAAGTAATGAGCCCGTTCCAGCCGCCGCGCCAAATCCGCATAAGCGGGCCACGGAAATAGACCATGAGCGCGATCGCGGCCGCGCCGAGCACGATCGCCCAACCGACCGGAGTCAGGAACGCAAAGGCCGCGATGAGTCCGCGGATCAGCAACGGCGCCAGGCGCGCGAGCCCGTTCAGGATCATGGGCGCCAGGCTCACGAGCGGAGACAGGGCGCGAATGAACAAGCCGAGCGGCGCGAGCACGAAGCGGAGGCCGATTCCGAAGACCTTGAGCGTCGCGGCAACGGCGCCGAATCCCATGAGCGCGAGAATCCCCTTCGCCAAGCCGGGATGCCTGTCGAAGGCGCCGGCCAGTTTGTTGACGGCGGTCGCGATCGAGATAATGGCGCGCGTGACTGCAGGGTCTTGCCAAACCGATTTGCCGAGCATCGTCTCAAGATTCTTGAGGCTAGCTGCGGCCGCCATTCCGGCCATTTTCGGATCGTTATAGAGCGCTTGCGAATAGGCTTTGTCGACGCCGGAGGCCTTGTCGTAAAGCGCCATATCCGCGTGAATCCGGGCGCGCTGCTTCGGATCGAGGAACGTCGACGCGATCCGCTGGCCGGTCTGCCGGCCGAAGAGGCTTTGCGCCGCAATCAAGACCTGTTTCGGATCGTCGAGCTTAACCCCGTGCGCTTTCAGCTTCGGGATCATGATCTTTTCAAAGTATTCGAGCGGATTGGAGAGCCCCAGGTCGAGCCCGACGACGTCTTGCGGATTCCAGCCGGATTTAGACTGGCTATCCATAATCCCGGTGCCCGGCTTTAGGAGGCCGTATTTCCGCCAATTGGCGACCAACCTTTTCCCGCCGATTCCGGTGCGGCCCATGAACTGCATTGCGAGCGCGCTCGACACGGTGCCGGCCCGCTCGCCGCCAAATTCCTGAACCAATGACGGAACGACGCGCGCGAGATAATCCTCCGAATAGGCGCGCATTGCCGGAAGCGCCTGTTGCCCGAATCCGAGCAATTCGTCGGGATTGACCTTGCCGCCGGAGACGACGATCGACTTGTAAAACATATCGGCGAGGCGCCGATACGTCGGGGAATCGACCTTGCCGCCGCGGAGCTCGATCAGCCGCACGAGCTTGTTGAACGTGTCCGGCCCGCCGAATTCCTCGCCAAGCTGCGCTTTCAGGAGGCCGCCCATCTTCGCGTTGAAAGACAGGTTTTCCATCGCGTGCGAGAGCCCGCCGAAGGCGAGCGTCGTCTCGTTTAGGAGGCGGAGGTTGTCGTTCAGCGTCGACGTCGGCGCGTCTTTGATCGCCCTATTCGCGTAACTAATCGCGTCGGCAATGTCGCGCGTCGAGCGGCCCATGAGCCGCATTTGCAAGATTTGATGTTGATATTCGGCGCCCTCGCCGAGTGCGCCCTTGATCCCCATTGTGAGGCCGCCGGCCGCCGCCATTGCCGCGAGCGGCTTGAGGGCGGCCGACATTTCCCGAAACGCGACCTTCGTCTCCGCAGCTTGAACGCGGAGGCGGCGGTTCATAAGCCCGAAACGGCGCTCGACCTCGCCCGCCGCTGTATTCAGCGACGGCATGAGCTTTGCGCCGATATTTACGAAGACGTTGAGGCCGCGCATTGCCACGAGTTTACGATCCCTTTTTCACGGCTTCGGCGATAAGCCGTTCCATTTCGACCGCGGCCTCAAGCCATTCGTTCAATTCCTCACTGTCCATTTCCAGGGCTTCAAGGGGAGTGATTCCGCCCTTTGACGCCCGGCTAATCAGCAAGGCCGCGACCCTTACCTCGCGGGCGTCTCCGATGCCGGCTTGAAACGCGCGTATTGCGCCTGGATCGCCTCGATATCGACTTCGTCGAGCTCGACGAAATGCTCAACCGGGAGGCCGACCAGGTCGGCCATGAGGGCGATCCCCTTTTCGAATTCGCCGCCCTTCGCCTTCGCTGCCTTGATCGAGTCCCGGCCCTTCGGCCGGCGCATGGTGAGCGTGTCGATAACCTGGCCGTCGAGGGTGACAGGGAATTCGAGGCTAATGTCGACCGTCTCGCGACGATCGTAATCCTTCGAGTCACTCATTTGGCAATTCTCCTTTGCCGGGTTTGAAAGAGGGAGCTCCGGCCGGGCGGGCCGGAGCCGAATTCAGGTTAGAGGCCGATCGCCGCGCGCTGCTCCGCAAGCTGGTCGGTCCCGCCGATCACGCGCTTGCAGTTGAGCACGTCGATTTCGTATATCTCGCGGCCGTTGACGGTGAGCTTGTAATAGTCGACCGCCATGTCGATCGAGACGCCCGACTTGTCGCCGGCCTTCCAGGCCTCGAAAGCGCCCTTCTTGAACTTGCCGCCGAGCTCCGCGATCACAGGAACCGTGACGTTGTCGTGATCGCGGACGAACGCGCCGCGGAGGATCACGCGGGTTGCGTTGCCCGGCACGATCCCGACCAGGCTCAAAATGTCTTCGTCGGGATCGCAAATCTTGAGCTTGGCGTTCATCGCCGACTGGCCCATGTCGAGCTCCGTCGGAGCGTCCATGCCGCCCGCGCGGAATTCGTCGGTCTTGATATCGACCTCCGGGAGCTCCGCTTCGTCGATAATCCCGGCCGTGCCCTTGCCGTTCACAAAGGCATTCATCTTTTTGAGAACGCGAGGAGTCATGTTTCAGGTGTCCCTTATGCGAAGAGTGCGGCGACGAATTCGGAGGTTATCGACGAACGGAACGTCACGCGCTCCGCCGGATACGTCGGCGTGAATTCGTAGCTGAAAGTCACATGGCCGGCCTGGATTTCGTTCACCGGATTGAGGTCCGGATCGACGTAGCAACGCCCGCCCAGGATCGCGCCGAGCGCGGTCAGGTAGCGGAGATACCCGTTCACGGCGGAGGTGACGTCGTCGAGATAGCCGCGCGTGATGCCCTTGTCGCACGCCCAACGGTGCGCGCGCTGAATCGACAGGTCGATCATGTCGGCCGTCCGGCTCACGCAAAGGAACGCAAACATGGGATCGCTCGACGCCGTGCGGTTGCCCCAAAGGCGCCAACCGTCGTCGCGAACGATCGTCGCAATTTCGTTTTCGTTCAGGAGATTGGCGCGGGTGTTCGGATCGCCGAGCGCGTAGTCGATTGCGCGATCGAGGCCGCCGACGCCGTAAATCTCTTCGTTCGACGGGCTCTTCCAAAAGCCCTGTTCCGCGTCGATCCTGGCGATAAGCCCGGCGACGCGCGCCGCGGCGTCTTCGGAGACATAGTCGGCCGCGGCCGTGTCGAAGACCTTAACGAACGGATCGAGGATATAGACGCGCCGGCTCCCGAAATCCTCGCGATACTGGATCGCGTCGGCGTCGGTCGTGTTGGTGGCGGTCACAATGCAATGGGCGCGGAGCCCGGCCGCGAGCGACTCCAGGGCCGCCGCAACCGGATTCTTGTAATTGTCGACGACCGCAGTCGCGGTCGCGCCCGCTCCGGTCGTGTCGCCCGCGGCCGGCTCGATATCGACGACAAGCGTGTCCGTGAGGTGCGAGCCGTGAGTCAGAATGTTGATCGACGTCACCTTGCCGGCGTTGGCGCCCGTGCCGAGCACGGCCTCCGCGGTCGGGAGCACCTTAGCGGCGTCATTGCCGCCGCCGGTGATCGTGACGGTAGGAGCGGCCGTATAACCGGCGCCTTGCGCCGTCACGGTCACGCTCGCGAGGCCGACCGGCCGCACGCTCGTAAAGCCTGGCGCGATAAGGATCATCGGCGAAACGCCGGTTTCAGTCTGTGCGTCGCGGAAGGCCTGAACGCCGGTGCGGGCGCCGGAGACGACGTCGACGCCGCCGATCACGTTCGCCATTGTCGCCTCGTCGTCGAGGCCTTCGTCGACGCGGATCACGACGACGAACGGCGAGAATTGCTCATAAATGCCGGCGAGCGCCTTCGCGAGCGTGCCCGTTGCGCCGATCCCGGCATACCCGCCGCGGCTGGTCACGAGCACCGGCTTATTCAGCGGAAATTTCGCCGCGTCCGCGTCGGGCGCGGTTCCGATAAGGCCGATGATAGCGGAGCGAATCGTCTGGATCGGGCGCGGCCCGCCTTCGACGGTCACAACCTCGACGCCGTGCAGGAAATCGGTTGCCATGTGGCGCAATCCCTCTTCGAAAAGTTTCGGAAGGGACCATAACCAACCCCGGCCGCCTCAACGCGCCCGGTTCAATAGCCTCACGGAGTCCCGCCGCCTCCGCCAGGAGTGGAGCCGCCGGACGTGTGATAGGCCGTGAGGTTGAGCGTCCAGGTCTTGCCGCCCGAATTGACGGTGATCGTCGTCGAGCGGTCAGCAACGCCGGCGTTCAGCGTGAAGGTGATCGAGGTCGCGCTTCCGCCGCTCGCGACGGTTGCGGTAAGCCCGGCCGTGGCCGTGGCCGACCAATCCCAAACGGCGGTTGCCGAGCACGAAATCGAGTAGCTTACGCTCGCGTCGTCGGTCGCCGTGTAGCTCCCGGCCGCTGGCGTATAAGTCGCGCTCGACGTCGTATTGTTGAGCGTGACGGTGACGTTCGCGGTCGAGACGGTTTGCCCCAGGTTGTCCGTGATCGTGCACTTGAAAACCGCCGATTGCGATCCGCCGGACGGAACCGTCGTGCTCTTGAATTTGGTTGCCGCTGCAGTCGGCGAGAGGATCGAAATCGCCGTCGAGCCGGAGACGCGCGACCAAGAATAGTCGTAAGGCGCCTGGCCGCCGTTTGCGCTGGCCGTAACGGTCGCGCTCGTGACGGTCGCGCTCGCCGCCGAGGCCGACGTTGTGGTCGGCGTAACGCTCGCGGTGAGGGTTGCGTAGCGGGCGATCGTGACGGAGACGTCGGCCGATGCGGTGAAGCCGTTCGCGTCCGTGACGGTGCAAGTGAACGTCGCCGACCGGCTCTCGCCGGCCGAAAGGCTCGCGGCGCTGAAATTCGTCGTTGCGGCCGTCGAGCTCCCGATCGTGATCCCCGTCGATCCGGACGACCGAGTCCACCTGTAAGTGTAAGGCGCGGTTCCGCTCGACGCGGTCGCCGTGACGTTGCCGGTCGAGGCGCTTGCCGTGTTCGTGTTCGCCGAGAGCGTCGACACGGAAAGCGAGACGGCCGGAGCGTTCACGCGCTGAACGGTCACGATCACGTCGCAAGTGCCGGTGTTCCCGTTCGCGTCTGTCACGGTGCAACGGAAGGTCGCCGTCCGCGCGCCCTCCGCAACCGTCATAGTCGAGCCGGAGAAAGACGTCGTCGGGGAGGTCGGGCTGTTGGCCGTGATCGCGTCGCCGCTCACCTTCGCCCAGGAGTAGCTATAGGGGGCGGTCCCTCCGGAGGCCGTGACCGTGACGTTCCCGGTCGTTACCGTCGCCGTCGTGTTGAGCGTCGACAGGTTGGCCGCGGAAGGCGAAGCGACGACCTGGCCGGAGACTAGAATCCAGGCGCCGGCGACCTTTTTGTAAGTCGGCGCGAGCGCCCAGGCGCCCGCGGCCTTGCGATAGACCGGAGCTTCCGCCCAGGCGCCCGACGCTTTGCGGAGGAAGCCCACGGGCGGCTATCCCTTGATGTAAACGTCGCCGTCGGCGCCGAGCGTGTTCGCCGGCGCTGCGGAGCCGGCAAAAATCGTGATCCCCGTCGCGCCGGTTCCGAGCCGGGCGACGGCGGTTTGCGCGAGCGTCGCGGCGCTCCCCAGGCCAAGGGCGGAGCGGGCCGCGGCTTTGTCCGCAACGGCGTTCAGGTTGTCGCTTATTTGCAGGAAGCGGGCGTCGGCCGCCGTCTTATCGTAGGCGTTGACTAGCTGCATATAGCGCGCGTCGCCATTGTCGAGCGTAAGCGTCGACGCGGCGAGCGCATAACGCGCGTCGGAGGCCGTCTTGTCGTAAACATTGCTCGCGACGGCAAAGTAAGTGTCGCTGCGGACGGCCGCGGAGCCGAGGCCCAAGTTGCCGCGCGCGGCCGCGACGTCCGCGAGCCCCGCAAGGTTGCCGCTCTTCGGAAGGAACGCCGCGTCGGCGGCGGTCTTCGTATAGACGTCGGCCGAATTCGCCTTCACGTTGACCAGGCCGTCGACTTGCGCCTTCGTGTAGGAGTCAGCGATCAGCCGATATTTCCCGTCGGCCTCCGTCTTCGTATAAACCGAAGACAGCGCGATCGCGCCGAAGGCGTAACCCGTGACCTTGTCGCCGGCGTTCAGGCCGACCGGGAAGACGACGTCGACGCCGTCGGTTGCGGTGTAATCGTCCGGACCCTTGAGCGCGCCGTTCACGGCGACAATGATCATTCCGACGTCATAGCCGCCAGGGATCACGAAGCTCGTTTGCCCGGCCGTTGCCGTGAGCTCGAAAGGATTCAGGATCGCCGCCACGACGGAGCCGGCGTTTTTCCAGCCGCCGGCGCCCATGACGCGCATTGCGTCGAGCGTCGTGTCGAAATAGGTCATTCCGATCGTGATCGGATCGCCGGTTTCCGTCTCCGTCGGAGCCGCTGAATATGCGCCCAGGTAGCGGTTGCGATAGTCCGCGAATTCGGCCGCCACGGCCGCGGCCGCATTGGCCGTAACGGTTGCCGGGAGAGTCGAGGTCGACCAATCATCAACGATCGCTTGAAGCGTCGCCTGGATCGCCTCCGCATTGTCGAAAATCGGGTTGAGCACGTCCGTAACGCGCTCAAGGCCGATCGTCTGCAATTGCGTGATCGCCGCGTCATAGTCCGGGCGCGAGGCCTGTAGCGCACGAATCAGGGCTAGGAGATAGCCCATCGCTTCGTTCATGCGCTCCGGAGTTGCCTCCGGATGGAAGACGAAATCTAGCTCACTCGGAAGGGAGGACATTCGTCACCGCCCCCTCTTCCGCGATCATCGCGTCGAGCGTCACTTGATTGACGACGTGAGATTGTCCCGGCTTGTAGTCGAAGCCCGCGACGGAAACCGTCCGCGCGAGCTCGACCTTGTAGTAGCCGGATTTCGACTTACGGATTTTCACCGGCTGGACTCCCTTAGAGCGCGTGATCCTTGAGCAAGGCGACGTGGAAGACGTTGAGTTGCGAGTCGGTCGTGCCGGCGATCTTCCACTTGAAGGCGCTCACGCCAGCGCCGAGGTTGAAGACATACGTCCGCTCAATCGAGCCGTCGTCGTTCACCTGGTCGCTGTAGGACGTCGCCGCTGTCTCCGTCGCGAAGCCGGCGCCGGTCAGGAGCGAGGCCGCAACCGTGTGGTGAGCCGCGTCGAAGCTTTCCAGCCGCACGGCAAGGCGAAGCTGCGTCGAGGGCGCCGCGAGGTTCCGGTCGCCGCTGAAATAGGTGAAGGTCGTCCGCGGGCGCGAAACCTTCACTTGCGAGCCGGTGAGGGCGACGGACGGCATAACGTCCGGCGTTCCCGTGAGCACGGCGCGGAATGCGACCAGGTTCGGCATGACGCCGCCGGCGGCGAGCACGTTGCCGGCCTCCGCTTCGTTCAGCGGATACCAGGTGCCGCCGACCTGAATCTCGTAAGAGATTTGCGAAGAGCCGGGGAGCGTCGCGGGCGCGAGAATGTCGATATCGGCGAGGCCGCCGGCCAGGCTCAACGGCTGCAAATCGAGCACGGCGCGAGAGGCCGTGAATTGCGCCTGATAGAGGCTAAACATGATATCTTTCGTCGCGTCGCCCTGCTGATAGGCGCCGTCGACGACATAGAAGAGAGTGCCTTGCGGGAACGACGAACCGGCGCACGTCGCAAGCCAATGGTCGGCCGCCGTGAGAATGACGATCGCGTAGCGGACGCCGCCGGTGAGGAAGACCGGCTGAATCGGGATGATCGTTTCTTCGTTCAGCAAGAGCGATGCGCGATCGACGGTCGTCGACGAAATCACCTTGTCGAGCATCGGGAGGCCGCGATCGGTTTCGCAAATTGCGATCGTGATCCCGCCGTCCGCCGCAAGCCGCGTGAAGGTGAGCCCGACGGCGTCGAGGATCATGTCGTTTGCGTTGAGGAACGTCTCCGCGACCTGAGTCCCGTTGACGCTCGACTCGACCGTGACCTCTTCCCAATAGGGCGCTTCGTAAGTGTCTTCCCAATGGCCCTTATGGCGCTGCGGGTGATGATTGAGGACGGCCTGATTCAGGAGGTCCGCCGGAGTCGTCCAAGACTCATCCTGGCGCCGGAAGACCTTCTTCGAAATGTCGTCGCGACCGCGCTTAAGCCAATTCGAGGACGTCGAGACGGTGCGGGCCGGGCCGTGGCGGACGCGGTGACGGCTTGGCGTCTTTTGCTTGAGATTGTGCGTCGAGTAGGAATAGGCCGAAACCTGTAGCTCGCCGGCCTTCGGGCCGACCTTGAGCCGCTGAACGCGGTTGTATGCCGGAAACATGACGCCGCCGACGATCTTCGCGCGCGGGTTGAGCGGATCGAAGACCTGCAAAGCGGTCACGGCCGCCTGTTCGTCGTCGAAGCGAATGCCCTCCGTCACCTTCACCTGGGAGCCGGCGAAGGCCAGGTCGGAGTGCGACTCGTCGATCAGGAAATCGGCGAAGCTGTCGACCGCCGCTTCCGGGATTCCGTCCTTGGCTTCAAGGATCGCAACGCGATCGAGCACGCGGCCGTAAGTGTCGAGGCTGACAAGGCTCGCCTGGCCGCGCGTGAGGGCGGCGATATCGGAGCCGAGCGACTGCACTTGCGGCTGAATTGCCGCCTGGAAGGTTTCGAGGTCGGCCGTGCGATCGGCGACGGATTGCACCGAGTCGAGCGCGTTTTCGTCGTTCATCGTCACGGAGACGATCCCCGTCGGCGAAAGAACGATCGTCGCAATGGCGGTCACGCCAGAGTCGAGCAACGGCGGGATCGGATCGGCGTTTTCCTGGCCCAGGGAAACGGAGAGCTTCGCAACGCGCGCGTGCTCCATTGCGACGACGCGAGGCTCCGACGCGCCCGTGTCTTCGTTGATCAGGAATTCGCGCGGGCGGGAGTCCGTGTCGACCTCTTCGCCCCAAGCGACCAGGACGGCGACCTTCTTCGCCGCGACCGGCAGTTGCAGCGCGAAATCGTAAGAAAAGGGATCGGCCCGATTATAGACCTTGCCGCCGCTGAAATAGCGGCCGGCGAGCGTCGAGAGGGTCGTCGCCCCGTTCGCGGTCGTCTGGAAGCCCGCAAACTTGCGTTCCGACGTGATTCCGTCGCCGACGATATGGTCGAGCGAACGGCCCGTGAAATCTTGAAGGTTGTTGTAATCGGCCGGATCGTTGTCCATGCCGTCTTGAAAAATGACCTTCGATTCCATCACTGAACCTCTTTGATTTGGCCGAAGACGAATTCGCCGAAGCGAAGGCCGCCGCCGAAGGTGACGCGGCCTTGCGTGTGCGTGTCGATAAGCACCGTATCCCGAAAAGCCTTCGACACGCGGACTGCTTCGATAGCCCTATTGAGCGGCGCCATATCGGCCGGCTTGCGGAAGCCGGCGCCATGCCAGCGGCACGCCCGGCGGCGCTTGCGGAGCATCGGCACGCGAATGCGGATTTCGGCCGTGAACGGATCAATCCCGAAACGGCCGTGCCCGTGATAGCCGCGGACCTTCCGGCGCGCGCCCAGGCGCGACGGATCGTTGAGCGCGATGCGATCGTAAATCAGGAGCGGCCCGAACGACTCCTTGAGGAAGCCTCCGTGCCGGCCGAAGAACGCGCGTTTCGCCGGAGCCGTGCGCTTTTGCGCGATCCTGGCCGGGCGCACGTCGACCGGCGTCATGGAAGGGTCGACGGCGAAATGCTGATTCGTTTCGGCCAGGCGAACCGTGATCACGTTCGTTTCTGCCGCGCTCGTGCGGAGATAGCCGACGCGGAAGCCGTGCCCGTAAAAGAGCCGGAGCGGCGCCTTGCGGCGAATATAGACGCGGTCGACGTCGCCGAGGTCCGTCGCGCCGATCGTGACCTCCGTTTCGGCGCCCCGGTCGTAAATCGTCGCGCGCCGGCCATAAATTGCGAAGCCGCGGCTCTTGCGAAGAAACTTTTTCGGCAAGCCGATATCGTCGCCGCTTACGGCCGCCTCACTCGTGCCGCCGATCGGATTTCCGTCTTCGTCGACTAGCGTAAAATCGCCGTCGGCGTCGGTTGAGCCGAGCTCCACGTCGACCGGGCGCATGCCGAAGAATTGCTTCCCGGCGGGACCGTTGTAGAACGACCGACTCTTCGCGATCGAGCGCGAATAGAACGGATAAATCCGGACTTGCGGGAGCCCTTCCAGCCATGCCAGGCGATCGGCCTCCGTCATGGCGCCGCGAAGACTCTCGCGCGCGGGCGGCCGAATGATCCGCAAGACCTCCGATCCGACCATAGCGACGTGCGCCTTCACGCCGGCCGGCGTCGTCTTGAGCCGGTGAAGGCGGAGCGCCTTGCGGCACGCCTCGCGCTTGTGCGTCTCCGGCCAATCGTCGCTCCAAAGGTCGACGGAAAGGCCATAGGCGAGATACGGCAAGAGCTCGACCGGGCAAGTATCCGGATTCCAAACGTCGGTTATGAGGCGCGTCGGCAGCGGGAAGCGCGCCGAGCTCACGCCCTCGACGGCCGTCTCCCAGGGCGTCCGGTTGCGCGGGAGGACGGTCGTCACGGCGCGACCTGAACCGTCGTCGTGAGCAAGTTGAGGAACGCGGCGCCGTCGACGCCGGGATCGACGTCGCCGATATCGACCGTCGCGTTTTCCACGCCGCCGACGGCGGCCGCGGCGACGATCATGTCGGCGTAAACAATCTGCCCGACCTTGTGCCGGCTCGCCGCATATTTGCGGACGGCGGCCTCCGCCGCGAGCTTGACGACGGTCGGGTCGGGACCGCGGCGGATCAGGAGCGTGAGGTTCACGTCGTAAGGCACGATCGAGGCCGACCGCACCGTCACAATATCGGTTAGCTGAGTCGCTTCGTCGTCCTGAAAGGCGGCGAAAACGGCCGAAACGACGTCGGCCGGAACGGCGCCGTTGCCGGCGCGGCCCAGGAGCACAACGTCGACCTGGCCGCCGGGCCGCTTGATCGTCGCGACGTCTTTCACCGTCGGCGCCGTCTTGAGCGCGAGCGAACGATAGCCGCCGCCCGTCATGCCGGCGTAGGGGAGCGCTTCCGGCGCGAGCACGACGCGCGCGCGGAGCTCCGCATCGTCTTCCATAACCGCCGGCGCCTGGTCGGTTGCCTCCGTTAGCGTGAGGCGTTCAACGCCATAGAAGGCGGCCAGGTGATCGAGGTCGGAGCCGGTCGCGAACGCGACCATGACGGCGCGGGCGGCGTCATTGATCGCGGCCATTGCGAGCATTTCGCGATAGGCGGCCGCCTCGACCAGGATCGCCGCCGGCTCCGTTTCGAGGTTGGCCGTATCGAGGTCGAGCCCGGCGGCTTTGAAGCGCGCGACCAGGTCGACCAGGCTCGCGGCGCGGATCGACTCATAGTCCACGCCCTTGACGACTTGCGGCGCCGGAAGGCGCGAGAGGTCGAGCGTGTCGGAAACGAACCGCTGAGTCATACATTCACCGTAAGGTTGCGCGGAACGCTCACGGTGAAATCGCCGAGGTGCCCGCGGGGAAAGTAAACGCCTTCGCAATCAAGCGTGAGCTCGCCGTTGGTCGTCGCTCCGCCGATTTTCATCCTCACGACCTTGAAGCGCGGCTCGTATTTCGCGATCGCGCCGACGGTCGCGGCGTAAAAATCGACGATCGTCGCCGGCGAGAGCGGCTTGTCGACCAGGCGAGGGAGGTCGGAGCCGAATTCCCGGCGCATGACGCGCTGAACCTTCGGCGTCGTGAGCAAGACTTGAATCGATTGAGCGACGTGCGCCCAACCGTCCAGCATCTTGCCCGTAGTGCGATTGATTCCGGCCATGCTTGCACTATGCCGCGAGAGGCGAGCGTTTACGGGCGCGGTTGGGTCGCTATTGCGGCGGGCCGGAGACGCTTCCGCCGGGATCGACGCCCGTATGGAGGTGCGTCGCGCCGATATCGTGCCCGTTGTGCGTTACCTGGCCGCCCTGGATTTCGACGCCCGCCGAGCTCACCTTGAGCGTGACGCCGCCGGCCGTGAGTGTGATCGAGCTCGCGTCGACGACGACGGTCGAATCCTCGACCTTGAGCGTCGCCTTCGTGACCGCGTCGACCAGGAATTCCCCGCTGTCCCGATCGTATTCGACGACTCCGCCGTCCTGGAAGCTCTTCCGCCAAAGACCGGCCTTGTCGCCGTTCGCCGGATTGTCTTCGCAGTAGATTCCCGCCGGGATCACGACGCCGTTTTGAAGCTCGCCGGACTCGGAAATGACGGCGACGCGCTCGCCGACCTCAAGAGGATGCCACTCGAAATCGTTTTGCGCGCGAAGGCCCGGCATGGGAAGCCAGCCGGTGATAA